TTCTCAAGGGATCATCGCTGAATATTTGGTCAGGTTCAATAGCTGTACGGACCACACCTTTTTGGATATCTTCCTTGCCATGACCGGTAAGGTCAAGAATTTCCTGATTGCTCAAATTCTTGAGCAGGGAATTGACCGTAAAATCTCTGCGTTCGGCATCGTCCTTCATGGTTCCTGGCTTCACATCGGGGTTTCGGCTATTAGGATCGGTGTATTGTTCTTTGCGGGGCATCACGGCTTCGATGTCCATATCAGAAAGGTCTTGTCCATTATGGGTTATTCCCCGCAGGTTGAACTTGGCGGTACCGAATTTACTGGCAATAACAGGATTACTGCCATGTTTGTAAGCCCCAATTTTTTTGGTGATCCAATCAGCGAATTCGATTCCACCGTTGGGTTTGTTGACAACCAAATCCATGTCTTTGGGATCAAGTCCAAGAAATTCATCTCTGACGTATCCTCCCGCAATATAAACTTTGCCATCCCATTCAGTTCCCTTGATGGTATTCCGAATGAATTCTTCTGCGGCTTTTTCCTTGGCGCCTTCTGCTAACATGTCTTTTAGTTTCATCATTTTGGTCGTCTTATCATACTTGGAGCAAAAAGACTTGAATATCTGTAATCTTTCTTTCTACCTTTATTGTGAGTAAAGCTATGTCCTTTATACCATTGAATCAATTTTTTCTTGTAACCCCACTCAGGCTCGGGATTGAGCGTTATCACCAATCCTTTATCATCGGCAAACTTTATTATCTCTTCCATAACTGCTGTTCCTACCCCTTCTCCCCGTCTTCCGATATGAACCTTAACCGAACTGATATGAAGAGCGCCGTTTGATTGATAGGATAAATTAAGATTTTCAATGCCTGGATATTTCGCTTCCAACCGATGTTCAAGTTGCTTTACCTCCGCTTGAAGTTTTTCCTTATCTTCAATCTCTTCTACTATGATCTTTAGACGAATCACACTCATTTGTTCAAAAACTCCCGTGTCTTGGCGATCAATTCATCTTCCGGCACCGCGTCTAGTTTATCTCCGTATGTCTTTTGCCAGAAATTTTTGATCTGGCCGATGATGGGTCCAGGCTTTACTTCCGGGAAATGGGACATTAGCCACTCACCCCCATATTTGGATTTAGCGATGGTTTGATTTTCAATCTTTTCAATTTCCGTTTGAAGCTTTTGATAGTATTGGGGAAATTCCTGCTTCAAGAAATAATCCTCATCTTCAATTTTTCTGGACTTGTTCAGTTTCAACAAACCATCTCGGATGGCCTGGGCTGACGGCCTTTCGGAGCGAGTCCGCTTTCGGTCGCTGGCGTTCATCCCAAAACTTTGTAAATGTCGGCTATCAAATAAATCACTGCTGCCAATAAACTTTATCACATCCTCCAAGGTCTGAATTTGGTCAAACTGGGGCAAAACATGTTTGTAGCCTAATATGACTAATCCTTCCCGCAAGTTCTTAGTCAACAATACATAGTTGTTTCGGCCTGACTTATCTTCATAAATCTTGAAAAATCCCTTGGTACCGTAATTGAAATGGAGTCTGCGTGCGACGACGCCCAGTATTCCACTGAAATCGTTGTAAGACAAATAATCGTAATGGGTATCATGCTCATCCGCCGGCGTTCGAATCAAATCCACATGTACAGTTTTATCCATGCCGTCACTATAATAAAGAATGCTGTGAATGGCTCCGTTTTTACTGTAATCGACCATTGCGTTTCCCAGGGCGTCTTGTAACATATTTTTAAGATCATTCGGGCCGTCTACCACCACGATATCCACATCACCGTGATCAGCTTTACTGGGCAGGGCCCGGCTCAAGGTAAACTTGGAGAATTGTTCACCAATTTTTTTCTTCAATTCATTGTAGATGTAATTCATGTCCGCAGTGGAAATCCGCTGGGCTCTTGCCCCGAACAGTTTTCCGCCTTCTTTCATTGCGCTCTCTACTATTTCCTTGAGTTTTATCATTTAGAACTTCTCCATACCTGCTTGAAGTGCGACATTTTTGGAAAAGCCATCATACAAAACAACTTTATCGTTTTGGGTGGCTAGGTTATCAATATGAGTCCCTCTCCAATTATTATCCAAATTGTACATGGCCTGTAAAGCCCTGGAAACCCCGTCTTTGACCGGGTGGTTATACCGAACATTTCTCTGGCCCGCTTTATAGTGTCTCATCACTTCATTGACACTAGCCGCATCCGCGATTCTTTTTACAGGATCACGAACCACATAAAAGCATTTGGTTTTTCCGAAATCATCTTCGTAAACCTTATCGACCTCTACAAACCCAACCGTCTTGGTTTTATAGCAGTATTTGTAAAGGAAAGGCGCTTCCTTGAAATCCAGTGTCAGTTTGAAAATCTTTCCATTGGACAGACTAAAGACGACGCCGAAAACTCCCGATTCTAAAACTTTCTTGATCATTCCAATCTTGTGTGAAAACTTCCCCTCATCAAATTCCTGGATATAGTCCGGGAGATTTTCCTGAATTTGGCGTTCGACCAGATGGGTCGTTTCCACCAATTTCAATAGCCCCTCTTGTACAAACGCCATGTTTTGACCGACGTTTGCGACTTCCTTCAGCATTTTTCTGAGAGATATCATCTTTCAATAAATATGAGTGTCGGAACGACGATTATCTTTTACATTCTATATTTATTGATATATCGTGTAGTGATGAACCCTAACTAATTATGGCTGATACCTCTGTTTCTCAAACAAATCCGATACTCACTGTCGGCTCATCGACTCTTCTTGATCAAGATAGAATTCGTTGGCCAGGCAGCGGATCCAATCCTGTTCCACTTTTGCCGTATGGGTTTTACAAGAACGACGCACGGTTTGTTCAGGATTGCCAATCGTCAGCGGTCTGGGCCGCTTATCGTTTGGGTTATCCGGTTCAGGATGTTGAAATGTTGGATCTCATGTTTTATGCGGCTTACGAAGAAGCCACCAATGCGTATGAAGCACAAGTCAACCAATTCAACATTCGGAATTATATCGGAAATTTCCAAGGCCAGGATGTTCAATCGCTCGGAAATTTAAGTGGCCAAGCGGTGGTAGGATCGTCATTGGCTCAAGTAATACATCTGGCGGACAATTACGGGGCGGAGGCCGGCGTCGGTGGTTTGATTGATTGGAAAAAAGGATTCATCGTTACTGAACCTTTTGTTCAAACTTACGATTTACAGGCACTCTGGGGAGATCCGTCGGAAAGTTGCGAACGCATTGAGATCAAAAGAATTTTTCATGAACGACAACCCGCTTTCGCTCGAATTTACGACCCGTTCTCCATGACAGGAATGAGTTACAGCAACATCTTCAATGAACTGGGTTTTGGAGCGTATTCTCCCGCTGTTCAGTTTTTGATGACGCCTCTTTTTGAAGATTTGCTGCGTGGCCAAGCCATTGAGTTCAATGATATGATTCGTAAGAGTCAATACTCATTTGAAATCATCAATAATAAACTCCGCTTATTTCCGATTCCCCAGGAATCGTTTCGTCTCTATTTCGATTACATTGTCGAAAGTGATCGGGCGGGCGCAACGATAATTTCCGGTTCGGCGGCAAACCCAGTGGTTTCAGATTATTCCAACATTCCTTATCAAAATTTGGTGTACAGTAATGTCAATGAAGTTGGAAAACAGTGGATTCGAAAGTATTTTCTGGCTTGCTGTAAGGAAACTCTGGGTATTGTAAGACAAAAGTATTCGACTATTCCGATTCCTGGTGGCGAGGTCACTTTGGATGGCTCAGAACTGCGTCAGGAGGCTCAACAAGAAAAAGAAGGCCTCATCACAGAATTGAGGGAAAATTTAGAAGCTGCGGGTCGCAAACAACAGATTGAAGATCGAGCCAAGGAAGCGGAATTTATCAATGATACTTTGCGACGTGTTCCACTCTTAATATACGTGGGGTAAATATTCAACGGGATTCTATTTATAGATAGTATGATAATATGTGAAATTTGTAAATCGGAGTTTAAGAGGATTCAATCGTTGGGCAGCCATTTTGTTCAATTACATAAAGTGTCGAAAGAGGATTATTACAAAAAGTATGTGATATTAGATGTTGATTTCGTCTCATCTTGCAAAAACTGTGGGAAACCAACTAGGTTTATCAGTTTAGTGGATGGATATGCTAGGTGTTGTGGAATTCGATGTGGGAAATTGTTTGATTGTCGGAATCCTGCGTATAGGGAGAAAATTTCATTAGGAACTATAAAGGCTATGAGGGATCCAAAAATCATAAAATTATTGAAGATGCCCAAATCTGATGCTCATAAGAAAAAATTATCAGCAATGGCCAAGCGGAGATTTATTGATAATCCTGATTTAAGAAACAAAATGTACACGAAAGAACGAAATGAGAAAATTTCTAAATCGAAAAAGAAATACTGGAATTCTCATCCGGAAGAAAGACGAAGAATAATGGATGTTTGGAAAAAGAGAAGCGAAACAAAATTGGAAATCAAAATGTACAAATTTTTAGAGGACAATAATATATCATTTGAAAAAAGATATGAGCTTGAGTCAAAACAGTATGACGCGTTCCTTCCCGACCATAACATACTTCTGGAATTCGATGGGGAGTTTTGGCATCAATTATCTTTAGATGAATGTAAATATTCATTTCAGACATTTAACTTTTACAACGACAGAAGAAAGGATGAAATAGCCAAAAATCATAACATACCATTGTTCCGAATAAGAGAATTTGAATCTCCTGAAAAAATATTGGAGATAATCAAGGAGAGAAAATAATATGGGATTACATGGCCGGTGGTTTAGTCAACGGGATCTAAGGTTTGTTCAGAGCATCAATGCTGAATTGCTTGGTGATGTAATTCAGACTGATGTGGTTTTGTTCAAGATTTGTGCAGGCGCTACGGTGACCAACATATATGGTGAATCAGATCCTAATACCGGAAAGATGTATTATCCTGGTATTTCCGCCACCTGTTTGATTGACAAAGAAGAGATCCGAGCGGAATACAATGAACATGGTATTGATAAAGAACAACCGGTTGAATTTCGTTTTCGTGAAAAACTTTTGAAGGAATTGAATTTCTATCCACAGGAAGGAGATTTGGTTTTCTTCAATGAACGATATTATGAAGTGGATAATGCGATCCAGGAACAATTCCTTGGTGGAATTCCTGATAAATCACATTCGATTATTGCGCGAACACATTACACCAGACTGAGTAGAATTAGTTTGGTAGAAAGACAAGTATAATGCCTAGCTGGAAAGGTAATCCCAATAATGAAGCTCCGAACCCGATTCAGGAAGGACCCAATCTCTCTGATCGGAAGAAAACGAATTTTGAGTTGTCAAATGTAGAAAAGGGTGGAGAAAATCGAGCGGTTCATGTTCGCAGGGATAAAGACATTGTAAAGAATACCTCCATCAAATTGATGGATATAGATACCATCATTTTTGATCATTTGGTGGCTATGCAAATATCGGTGGTGGATGATGGAAATACCATTAAAGTTCCAATTTATTACGCGTCTCCGGAAAAATGGAAAAGCGTTCAGAAGGACGGAGTATTTCGGGATTACAATGGAAAAATAGTTTTACCGGCGATTGTTTTTCATCGCGAACTAAGTGAGAAAGATGTGGCCCTGGCGACTTTCAACCGGTATCTTCGTTATTCGGTGATGAAGAAATATTCCACCAAAAACAAATACACCCCATTTACCGCACTGGGAGGTCAAAACGCCCCGATTGATGAAATCTACGATGTGGTTTATCCTGACCACATGGTATTCACTTACAAATTTGTTCTTTGGACAGAATATGTGGAACAGATGAATAAATTGGTGGAGAAAATTAATTTTGAAACGGAAGATTATTGGGGTGCGCCCAGGGGAATTCGCCTGCGTACCAAAATCGATTCGTATTCTCACACGGTCGAATTGTCCGCTGATGCTGATAGGGTGGTGAAGACCGATTTCAGTCTGATGGTTCATGGTTATTTGTTGCCGGATGAATTCAATGTAGAGTTCTCAAGAAAATCAACCACCCGAAAAGTTTTGACGCCCAAGAAAATTTTATTGGGTTTGGAAACTGTCACTTCCGATTTCAATCCTAATGTAACGAATGACGACAGAAGTAAATGGAGAAGTCAACGTTGGCCGAATTTGAAAAAGACGGAAGAACCTGATCCTCCTCCGGTAGTGTGGGGCGAACCTATTGCCGATGATAGTTCGGCTAATTATGATGTGTTATCTACTTTCAATACCGCATACCGAGCCGCTATTCGTTCTGCGGCAGGTGGTAGTTCTACTGTCTGGTCGGATGTACCGTCTGGACCTGGGTCGCTTGGAGACGAAGGTCAAATGGCGATCGATACTCAATACTTCTATATTTATTCAGGAGGTAAATGGAGAAGAGTTGCAGTGTCTCAGTTTGCCTAAGCAAATATGCCAGGTGCATCACCATATTATTCTAAAGCAAAAGACATATTCATTCAAAGACGAACCGCTGACGGTAAGTTTGAAGAATGGGGTGTCACTGTTCAACCCGATTCAGTTCTTGCGTGTGATACATGCAATAACATCGTCACTATTCCGATCGGTGGATTGAGTTCAAGCATCTTTTTGGATTCAGGTTCTTCTTGGAATATCACCGCTTCATGGGCTTCTTCTTCAATTAGCGCGTCCTACGCTTTAACCGCCAGTCACGCACTCAATTCGACGGCGGGAGACTCTGTATCGTCATCATGGGCCTCTGCTTCAATCAGCGCGTCTTACGCGGGCACGGCATCCGTGTTACTTGACAGCATCAGTAGTGCGGCTATAGCCACATCAGCATCATTTGCTTCGGCTTCGATCAGTGCTTCGTATTCTCTTACAAGTTCATGGGCCGAAAGTGCTTCCTGGGCTCCAAGCGGTGGAACAAGTGTAACCACCGGTTCGCTATATCCGATTACAAGTTCCTGGGCAGTTAGTTCGTCATATGCAATAAATGCCCAAACTGCTAATACAGCGGCATATGCGGATAACATCGGCGTTGCTCAATCATCGGCGAACAGTACTTACTATATCATGGGAGTTAACACGCTCAACGGCGCATCAACTCCCGTCGGTAATACGAGTATTTCATTCAATCCCGCATCCGCTTCCATCACTACAACAAGAGTTACTGCTTCTCTTTATGGAACTTCTTCCTGGGCTGTTTCAGCTTCATGGGCTCCAGGTGGAACAGGTCTGACGACAGGTTCAACTTATCCAATTACTGCAAGTTGGTCAGAAACCGCTTCCCATGGAAAACATTTTACTTCTAGTAACGGATTAAATGTCCAGGGTAATACAGTGGTTAATGCACCTGTCGGAACATTTGGACAGTTAGCCCTTTTTGACACGGCGGGAGCTACTCACAATTCAAGTCATTTGTTGACGTTCTA